AGCTAAACCTATAACCTGTGCCCTTACAGGTCCACTAGCTGGTAATAATTCTTTATAAGCTTGTGCTTGAAACTGAGTAACAGACTCAGCTAAAAGTGGATGTGTAACCCCACTAGCACCTTGGAACGGTTGACTTCTTTCATTGTAGTTTAATCCTAATAAATCTAACCCCTTTGTGTAAGCCTCTTCCCATTGTTGTCTAGATCCTTTATCGTCTTCATACGATTGACGTAGTTCGCTTGAAATATTTGTTAGCACATCTGGGTCCATGAAATCGGCAAGGTTACCATCAAAACCCGTTTCTACCTGCTCTTGTTCTGGATTTACAACGGCACCACCATCTTCAGTCATTTCAATGTTGATAGGCTCATCTGTGCCAGGCTCTAGTTGAACCTCTTGTCCTACCTGTGCTGGTATTAATAATTCATCATTAACCGTTTGTGGTTGATCGTAATTAGCTGGTTTTTCAACAACCATTAAGCTGCTCCTATCATTTCATCCATAGACACTAGCGGATCATACTGCACATAACCCCCTGACGCTAGGTGTGTTTTTGTTGACAATACCATTTCTGGTGTCAACTTTATAGCATAAGCATCTACGGTTTTAAAGCCTGAAGGTAGTTCAACAGGTCTAGCTATCAAGCCCTCTGCGCCTGACTCTGTAATATAATCTCTTGCTTTGTCCATAACATCAGCAAAATCGCTTTGCTTTGCACTCTTTGCCATTTTAAATTCTTTAACAACATCACCTTGTGCATTCACAACTTGCACTGATCTACTCACAGATTTACCCTCGCTTATCTGAACTTTTACTACTTTGAAATCTGCGTTGTTTACCTTAGCCGCTCTTCGTAAAGATTGTTCCAGTACACTTGTATAATGCTTACCGTTAGGATCTGTAACATTAGGTCCACCATAAAACTCATACTGACCAATACCTTTCATATCTTTTGTTCTCTCAGCAAAAGGTGTTGCTGTTGTTCCTCTTTGACCATATCTCGCTGTTACGAGTTCAGCAGGAGATACAACATACCAATCAGATGCATTAGGATCTTTGTCTATGAATTTTCTTTTTGCTGCCATGTACAGATCATTTTTAACCAAAGCATCACCCCAAACTTTTCTATCTTTCATAGGAACGTTAGGAAACAACTTCTTCATTGTCTTAGGATCTGTGTACGCTTGTTCAAAGATTTCCAATATTCTATCTCTTTTCTTAGCTGCAGCAGCCACACCACTTCTCATCTCACCTGTAAGCATGCCAGGTCTAACTTGTGCTAAGTCTCTAAACACTTGTTGGCTTTCTTTTAATTCTTTTATATAAGCAGCGAAATCTTCTTCTGTTCTAAACAAAGGACGCATAATGTCTTTATGTTTTGCGTAGAAAGCTAGTACGTCTTGATCTGTTCTCGTACCTAGTCTGTAGGACTCTTGTCTTATTTTTTGTGTGTCTTTTACGTCAATACCTTTCTCAACTAATTTGTTGTAATCAGTTACAACCTCCTCTAATTTTTTTCTATATGTCTGCATAATGTCAGACTGTATCTCGTCTGCAAAAGTTACACGCACTGTCTGATCCCCTGTTACGACAGCGTCATCAGTTTTACCAAGGTTCGCTAGCTCATCTTGAGCTTTTGCTAAATCTCTACTAGCTCTGTCAATATTCTTTTGAGCTTGATCTAGTGTTATGCGCCCACCAGATTGATTAACCAAATCCTCTGCAGATCTATTGGATATGGTCGTTAGTCTTTCAATTCGTTTATTTAATTCTTCTGTCTTTGGACCGATATTAGGTAACTGTGTTTTTGTTCCTGGTATGATTGCATACCTGTCCGTGCCTCTTGTCCATCCTATGACATATTTTGTTTCATCGTCAGGAAAGAAACCATGAGTGCTGTATTGATAATACTTTATATCATCAGGTATATCCTCAGGATCTAAATATAAAATGTTTTCTCTGTATGTTTCTGGTATGGCACCTCCCTCATAGTATGAATCACCATACTTACCTCTAATAAACTGACCATCAGTATTTTCTATCTCTGATCTAAATCCTTGAACCTTTGTTTGCATTTTACGAATAGGAGCGTTTTTTATTCTATCTAGTAAAGCTGATTTCGTTATAGGTTGCCCTGTTTTTGAAACTGTTTCTAATAACTGTGGTATTTGATAATCATCTACCTCAAATTTAGAAATACCTTTTGATTGTAAAAAATTAAATAAGTCAGCAGGTGTATTGAAAACTTCTGGTGCATTAGGGTCAATGAGCCGTGCTTCGAGGCCCGAGTAAAATCTATTTATCTTTTCACCAGCACTTGTTGCTGCATCAGCTATCTTGTCCGACTGTGCTATTCTAGTGCCTGTGTTCCCTGAACGAAGCAAGTCATCAATTTTATTTGCTCCTGCAATCGCCCAACCAGGTGCTTTACCAAATATAACGTTAGCCACTTGCACTTCTGGAAGTGCGCCTTCTTTTGTTGGTTTTAATTTTGCATCTTCAAATAAATCTAATTCATCTAGGCCCATGTATGCAGGGCTTTCTTGTACATCTCTTATGTTAACTGCAGAATCATCTGGTGTACGTAGTGGATCAGTAAACTGTCCTGGATCTCCGCCTAAAGCTAGGCCTGGTGGTTTGGTCGCTGGTAAGGGAACAGTTACCTCTAACCCCTCAGGTTCTTTATCCTCTACAATATCAACTACCTCATCATCTTTTTTGTTCATCATGTCGAAGAACAGCATATCACCAATTGTGTTTCTTTTTAAGTTGTTTCTTTCAATATAAGCATCGGCTAGTTCTCTAGCATATCTGATAACATTATCAGGAGTATTCTCAGGATCAAACGGTAAATTTGTAAGATACTCAATGTCATCTGTATCTGGAAAAGGTAGAGCATTAGGGTCATCAACCATATTTCTTATAGCATCTTGATAGTAGTGCACTAATTGATCTTGAAACTCAAAGTCTGGTTTAACCGTGGTCAGCTTAAATGCTTGATACTCTTTTTCATCAGCTTTAACTTGTTCTTGTATTTTCTCATCCTGTAGCTGATTAATTAATATATTAGTATTTTTAATCATATTCTGATAGCTTTGTCTTTTTGCTATTTCACTTGCTGGTAATGATAATCCTAGTTGCGGTAAAGTTTTAGACCCGACAACAAAAACATTTTCTGTTCCTGGTTTAACCTCGGCAGTAACATATCTGCCAGCAGCCATTGGTATCTTAACGGGTGCTTTTAATCCATTAACCGCAACAGATTTCATTAATTTTAATATTCCTATTGCATCCTTTGTAGTTGGTATTCCTAAAGCTAAAGGAGTAGCACGTATTACTTTTCCAAAAAGTTCCAATATCTTCTCTGCCTAAAACCTGCATAATTTTACCTGTGTATGTAGGATTGACCACTAGTGGTAAGAAACCAAGACCTGATATGCCATACTGTTTTGCAACTTCTAATCCTGTAAGATCTCTTCCCTCTATTCCACCTGCAGGGACGAAGACATCTCTACCAAACTTGTTTTCTATCTTACCAGTTGAACCAGCCACAACACCTACTCCCGCATCAAAATTAAACATTGCGTCGTCTAGAATAGATTCAAGAAACTCTTCGCTTACATCAGGGTTAGTTTCTTTTATGTAGTCTGCAAACTCATCTCTAGTAATGTCTGTGCCTTTTCTTATCATGGCAGCTTCTTTCGCTTGTCCTGCTGCAATACCTGGTGGGCTTAGTTCTTGATAAAAATCTAAAAGTAAATCAGCTGTGGCTAGTGGTAGTCTTTTTATTGAATTAGCTATTATTTCTTTTTTCGCCTCAGATGTTGACTCTGAAAAATTACCTAAACCTTTCGCTTGTTGAAATATAGTTTTATAATAATCTGTGTTTTCCAATTGATCATAAAAATCCATGACGTCATAAACAGTTCCTGGACCTAGATCAGTTGACTCGCCAGTCAGACTATTAACAAACTTGCCGTTTGGAAAAATATCACAACCTGGTGCGGTGGGATCAACTCCACATACCTGTGCTTTTGATATTATCATTTTTTTATCTTCTAAAAACTTTGCATAATTATTTCTTGAAATTATATGCTGTCTTGCATTCTCACTTAAATTTTCATTTTCGTATTGATTATTATATTTATTTTTTTTCTCTTTTATAAAATCTTCTAGCCCTTGAAGTCTTATGCCGTCTGATAATTCTATAATCTGTTCCGGAGTTCCTTCGCCTTGCGCATCTTTGAAAGCATCATATATCTGTGAGCTAGGTCCTCCCCCTACTGTTCCAACATTTTGAAAAACGTTACCAAGTTTTTGAAGAAAGCTATGATCTCCTCCGTCTTGTAAACCTACTTTGCCGCCTTTCGCTTTCATTTCAAATAATCCTTTGCGATCTGCTTCTGTAAGTTTTTTACCCTCTATTATAAATGGTGCTAGTCTATCGTAAGCTTTGTCA